CCCCCCCCTTTAAGGGGGGACCGAATTGCATCACCTCGGACGACTCCGATCCGGTCCCCGACTCCGAGCCTTCGACCGACCTCCCTGCGCCCGACCTCCTCGGCCCCGAAAACCTCTTCGGCGACCTCCTTCCGGACGACGGGGGCGACGAGTGACAGATGTGACACGTGGCCAGGTGTCACCGGCTTCTGTCACGTCGCCGAGGCGTACGACCTTGAGCGTGGCAGGAGAGAAGGCGAGGCCGAGGTCGTCAGCGTCAGTGAAGGGCGCCGTGGGCGTCTTGCGCGCGAAAAGGAGAGCGGTGAGCGCTCTCGAGACCGCGCGGCGCGTCGATCTCATCGTCGGCCTCATGCAGCGCGACGAGTGGCGCTCGGAGCGCGCTGAGACTCTCGCCGCCGAGTGGAAGTGCTCGCCGGACACGGTCCAGCACCTCGCCGCCGAGGCGTCTAGGCGCGTGGTCTACCTCGCCCAGCTCGTGGCCGACCCGGAGCGGCTCCAGGCCGACGTCACGTCCGTGCTCATGCGCTCGCTGCATGCCGCTCACGACGAGCGCGCGCGTGGCGATGTCGCCCGTATCGGCGACATCGTGACCCGCATCGCCGGCGCGCGAGCGCCCGAACAGCACAAGGTGGACCTGCGCGTCGAGGCCTTCGAGCAGCTCGAGCCGGAGGCGATGCGAGCGAAGCTTCTCGAGCAGCGCGCGAAGATTGACCAGGCGCTTGCGAAGCTGGACGCCGAGCATCCGGAGCCGAAGCAGCTCATCGACGTCCGCACCGACCCATTCTGCCCGCGCGACGCGACGCCCGAAGAGATCGAGCGCTGGAACGCGCTTCTGGCCAAAGGAGATCCGCCATGCCGCTGAAGAAGGGCTCGAGCCGAGCCACCATCTCGAAGAACATCGCGACCGAGATCCGCGCGGGCAAGCCGCGCGACCAGGCCGCGGCCATCGCCTACTCCGAGGCGCGCCGCGGGAAGAAGAAGGGCCGGAAGTGAACCGAGCGGCCCGACGCGCCGAGGCTGCGCGCGAGAAGATGCAGCACAACGCCGACCGCATCCGCAAGCTGGTCGACGAGAAGAACGTCACGCGCGAGCAGCTCGATCAGTTCCGCGTTTTGCTCTTCGCCGCCGCGCGAGCGCATGGTCGGCTCGTCGTCCGCCGCGAGGACATCGCGAGCCTCGGCGAGAACGATCGCGTCGACTTCATCCAACGCGACAACGGCGACGTGGTCGTCGAGTACTCGATGGGGGCGTCGTGACGGGCGCCTCTCGCATCCTGCCATTCCGGCCTCCGCCGGAGATGTGGGAAGGAACGTGGCGCGGGTCGATCACACGCATCACGCCAACGGCCGAGGAGTGCGCGCGCTATCTGCGCGACGTGACCGAGCCTCCGCCTCGGCGCTTTCGCTTCCTTCGGCGGCTCGGATGACCCAGCTCGCCTCGTCCCCCGACTTCGTCGTGCGCCCCGCGTCGGATGATCCGCACGAGTTGAACTACGTGCGCAAGACGTGGCTCTGGGCTCACGCGCAGGGAGCATCCGACTTCGTCGATGCGGTCGGGGGCGGAGAAACCTACTTCCGCGAGCATGCGAGGCTACGCGACGTCGCAATCGAGCACGCCGCGGTCAGCATCGCGTATCGGCCCTCCGTCCCGACCGGCATCTGCGGCTTCGCCGTGACCGGCCGCTCGGAGCGCGCGATGGGTCGCTTCATGCCGCTCGTTCACTTCGTCTACGTGAAGGACCGATGGCGGCGGCTCGGCGTGGCGAAGCTGCTGCTCGCCCCACTGCTCCACGGCCTTACGGTGACCGAGTTCACGCACCGCACCGAGATCGTCGAAGCCTTGCCAGTCCCGCAAGGCTGGAAGTTCAACCCGTACCCGTTCCTCCGAGGAGAGACATGAAACCGAAGCTTGCCCCCACGCCGTGCGACGCCGCTGCCCAGGAAAACGGCCCCGACCAGATCACGAAGCTCACGAAGGAGCTCATCGACGCCAAGACGGAGATCGAGCGCCTGCAGCGAGCGTGCGGCGCCCTCGAAACCACCGTCCGAATCCAGTCCCGACTCGTCGCGGCCCTGCCGCTCTGAAAGGTCCGAACATGAAGCAGCCGATCACCGTCACCGTCGACCGCGAGCACGGCAACTCCGGCGACGTTATCACCACCATCCGCGACGCGCGCGGCGAGGAAACGAAGCTTGCCGTCCCGGGCGACTGCACGCCATACCATGCGCTCGCGACGCTCCGGGCCTTCCTCGAGGCGCAGCTCAATGCGTGGAAGGAGCCGGTAGACGGCTTCCCGTTCTGCGTCGTCGACAGGGAGCAGAACGAGGCCTCCGTCCTCGTCGGCTCCGTCGAGATCGGTCGGGTCAAGCTGCCTCCGCCGCCGAAGCCCGAGCACACGGATCCCACGCCGGCGACGCCCGAGCAGCTCGCCGGGCAGCCGCCGAAGGAGCCCGCGTCGTGACGACGCCCGCGAAGCCCGGGCGGCGCTACCGCGAGTACGACTACGTCAAGCTCAGTGCGCCGGTCCGCTGCCCGAAGCGGGGCGCCGACTACAACAACTTCACCGGAGAGCACTTTCGCTTCTTCGTCGAAGACGGCTTTTTCTGCATCGAGTACATCGCGACAGGGAAGGTCATCGACACGGCGCCGGCGAACGTCGTCGACGCGCCGCGCAAGCTCGTGAAGCCGAGCGCCGAGGCGCAGGCGTGAGCGACGACGCGGCGTTCAAGATCCTGCGGGCCTCACGTCGGTGGGACCCGCGGGATCTGTCGTCGTCGGCGCAGCGAGAGCTCCAGCGCGGCAACCGCGTGAACAACTTCATGCGCCAGCACCGCGAGGCGTATCGCGACCCGATGAGCTACGACCTCGTCGGCTGGGACGAGAACCTTGCGAAGGCGTCGCCGTGGCCATGGTGCGCGAAGTGCAAGACCGTCGTGCGCAAGTACGGCGTCGAGAACCGCGACTCGATGCTCGTCACCGTCTGGGCCGTCTGCCACGGGACGAAGCAGGAGGTTCAGATTGAGAAGCCTTCGCGCGACATCGACAAGCGAGACGAGGGCTGGCTTCGTCGACGCATCCACCACCTCGTCTTCTTCGCAGGGTGAGCATGAAGAACGCGGACAAGCCGAAGAACGCGGCGGAGTGGGCGTTTTGGGATCGCTGCTTCGCCGCCCTCCTGCCTGGCGCGATCGCAGCCTGGATTCCGACCGACCCAGGCGATCCGGCGTTCCGCGCCGAACGAGCAGGCGAGTGGGCGGACGCTGCGCTCGCCGAGCGCCGAAAGCGGTACCCCGCGCCGTGAAGCTCTCCGAGCTCGCCGCGCAGACCGAAGCGATGCTCGAGGCCGTCGGGCGCCGCAAGCGTGACGCCTTCGTTCCGCACGGTCTTCACCCGAAGCAGCAGCAATGGGTCGGCCTCGACGTGCTCGAGAGCTGCTACGGCGGCGCAGCGGGCGGCGGGAAGACCGACGCGCTTCTCGCGAGCGCCCTCCGATTCGTCGACCAGCCGAACTACGCCGCGCTCATCCTGCGCCGGACGTACCCGGACCTCGCGCTCCCTGGCGCGGTCATGGATCGGAGTCACACGTGGCTCGACGACACGCGCGCGCAGTGGAGCGATCGCGACAAGCTCTGGACCTTCCCGAGCGGCGCGAAGCTCCAGTTCGGCTACTGCGACAGTGAGAACGACCTCTCGCGCTACAAGAGCGCCGAGTTTCAGTTCGTGGGCATCGACGAGCTCACGGAGTGGCCCGAGCGGTGGGCGACGTTCCTCTTCTCTCGCCTACGTCGCCTCGAAGGCTCACGCATCCCGCTCCGCTTTCGCGCGGCGACGAACCCGGACGGGATTGGCTCGTCGTGGGTGCGGGAGCGCTACGGCATCCCCGAGGGCAAGAGCGTGCCCGTTCCCATCTGGAAGAGCGCGCACCGCGTCTTCTGGCCCGCTCGTGCCGAGGACAACCCGAGTATCGACCTCGCGACCTACGAGGCCTCGCTCGAGCAGATGACGGGCGGGCGCGACGGCATCAAGTGGAAGCAGCTCCGCGAAGGGATCTGGATCCGCGACGATGAGGGGCTCGTCTACCACTTCAATCCCGCGGTGAACCGTGCGCCGCCGGCGAACATCGATGACGGCTCGTGGCGATTCATTCTCGGCATCGACTACGGCTTCGACGACGCGACCGCGTTCGCCATCCTCGGCTGGCGCGAGCACACGCGCGTCATCTTCGTTGTCGAGAGCGCGAAGGAATCTGGACTCACGCCCGAGGACGCCGCGCAAGCGGCGCTCTCGCTCGAGCAGCGCTACCACTTCGACGGCATCATCGGCGACACGGGCGGCCTCGGAAAGGGCTACGCCGAGGAGGCGAAGAAGCGCTTTCGGATCCCGATCACGCCCGCCGAGAAGCACAACAAGCGCGGCTACATCGACCTTCTCAACGGCGCCCTTCGCAGCCGTCAGCTCATGGTGCTCCCGGGGAACGAGGACCTCGAGCGCGAATGGTCCACGCTCCCGTGGGCCGAGGGGCGGCAGAAGGAATCGGCCGGGTTCGCGAACCACCTCGCCGACGCCGTGCTCTACGCGTGGCGCGCGTCGAGCGCCTTCCTCGAGCTCCCGGCGCGCGAGAAGAAGGTGCTCACGCTCGAGGAGCAGGAAGACGCCGAGGAGCGGCGTCTCGCTCGCGAGGTGGATCGGGACATGGCGGCCGGTAGCAAGCGGGACAGGTCGTGGCTGCGTCGGATGGTGGAACGGAGGTAGACGTGGACGAAGTGGCGCTCGAGCCGTGCGTGTTCTTCCGGACGATGAAGGTCCGTGAGCTTCTGTTGCTCCGGAACAAGCCGGTGCGGGGCGTCGCGCTCTCGCGATTCCTGCGGCGGGACGCTCACGAGATGCGCGAAGACCTTCACGCCCTCGTCGCCGCCGGCCTCGCCCTCGAAGGCTGCCGCGGCTTCGAGCTCACCGAGGAGGGTCAAGCGTCCCTTCGCTGGTCGGCGCCGCCGCCGCCGGAGGGCGTCATTCGTGCCCGCTGGGTCGGCGAGCTCGCTCGCGCCATCGCTGACCACTACGGCGTCACGCTCTACGAGACGCTGCACTCCGAGGTGGGCCACGGCGTCGTCGCCCGCTCGCGTCTCTGCTTCGCCCTCTGGTCTCGCGGCTGGCCGCTCGAGCGCATCGAGGAGCACTTCGGCCTGACGGTCGGGTGGGCGCGCCGCGCCGTCGAGCGCTGGAAGCGGATGCGCGACGAGCTCCCGCCTCGTTCCGGGCCCGAGCTCCGCGCCTGGCGCGAGCGACACGGCTACACGCAGGCGCAGGCCGCCGAGAAACTCGGCGTGACCCGCCGCACCATTATTCGCGCCGAGCGTTACGGCTCTTTCTCGCCGCGAACGAGCCTCGGCCAGGCGTGACAGATGTGACAGCCGCTGCCGGCCCGGCGCCGGCGCGGCGAACGCCCCGCGTACGACGAAGTGCGTGGACGAGGACGAGAACGAGAGCGCCGAGCTCGCGCGTTTGCGCGGCCTCGGTGCGTGGATGCGCGACGTCGGCGCCACCGAGCTCGAGCTCGGCGACCTGCGCATCAAGCTCGCGCCCAAACCTCCCGCGGCGCCCGGGAGGGCGCTGAGCGCTCGCGATCCAGACGAGCAGGTGGCCGAGCGTGCCGCCGAGGCCGAGGGCGAGGCTCTCGACGCCGATGAGGCGGCCCACTACGCGCTCTGGCGGCGCATCACGCGCTCGA